TTGTAGTCCCGACGGGACTATAGGTAATATTATCTCATGAAATCATTGGGATTGCATAAAGCAACAAAAATTGGCTGCAATGGTATGTATCGGCATCTTTACGGATGTCATGAAACGACCGAAATATCACCAGATAAAGTATAAGTCGCCAAAAAGTCGCCAAAAATTATTGAAGTAATATATGGTTGTTTATATTTGCATCCGTGCAAATATAACAATTATGGCGACAATTTACTATTCACTCTCTGCCAAGGAGAATACATGCGGTTTACACGAGGTGCTGATTCGGTTTACTCACGGACGCCTTAACCAGCGTGCCAAGACCGGTATTTTCGTGCTGCCTGAATATTGGAGCGCCAAGACACAATCGGTTTCTGTTCCCCGTTTCAGGATGATGTCTCCTGCCCAACAAGAGATCGTCGAACAGGCAAACGAGGCACATTCTAAAATCTCGGCATTGACATCTTTTGTCATGCAATCGTTCATAGAGGCAGGAGCAGGGAAGGTTAGCTTGCCTCCGAGTTGGCTCAGGGATGTTATTACGCCTTATTCTGTAGGATTGTCGCAAGACAAGGATATATGGGCACACTTTGAAAGTTACGTATCCAAGAAGGGGTTTTCTGTGCGCCGTAAGATGGCATTCAATGTTCTTATGAGGGCTCTCAAACGCTACGAGTTGTACAAAAGGATTTTCGACCGCACCTTCACCCTTTCGCTGGGGATGCTAACGCCCGAGGTATTGGATGACTTTGAGGACTTTTATCGCCGGGAGCACGATATATGCGAGGAATATCCGCATATCTATGCTTTGGTGCAGGATTCGAGGATACCACACCAGCGTGGCCACAATACGGTTGTCAGCAAGATGATTCTCTTGCGGGCTTTCCTGAATTGGGCCGCAAACAATGACCTGATCCAAACTAATCCTTTCCGGAAGAAGGAGATAAAACAAGCTGTATATGGTTCCCCGATCTATATCACAATCGCCGAGCGGAACAAGCTATACCATACAAACCTATCCAGGCATCCACGACTGGCGGTACAGCGGGATATATTCGTATTCCAATGTCTCATAGGGTGTCGCGTGGGGGATTTGATAACCTTGAAACGGAGCAACGTAGTAAAAGGTGCTGTTGAGTATATCCCGCGCAAAACGAAGGAAGGCCATCCGGTGACGGTGCGTGTCCCGTTGAACAATCTTGCAAAGGAGATAATCAATAAATACGCATCCCCTGACAATGCAGTACTGCTCCCCTTTATTTCGGAGCAAAAATATAACGAGGCAATTAAAAAATGCTTTCTTGCTGCCGGATTGAAACGCATGGTAAGTGTACTCAACCCCGTCACCAGGGAGCCAGAGCAAAAACCGCTCTACCAAGTTGCGTCATCCCATATGGCGCGCCGTACTTTTATCGGGAATCTGTATAAGCAGGTCAAAGACCCTAACCTTGTGGGCTCTTTGTCGGGGCATACCGAAGGCAGCAAAGCATTTGCCCGCTACCGCGACATAGACGAGGAGATGAAAACCGATCTGGTGAAACTTCTGGAATAATCAAATCGTATTCATCAACTCGCATACGACGGCAGCGAATATGGGTGCGCAGCATTCGCTCACTTCGAGCATCGCCATCCAGTATTGGGTGTCATCTTTTTCCATGTCCATTACATTTACAACAGGTGAATTGGTGCACATCTTCCCATAGCGCCTGGTTTATTTCGCCAGTAAGGTATGCTACCTCTTCCCCGGCCATCGGCAGGCCGAGGGTAAGGGCTACATCGTCTACGAGGTGCCGCAGTTCGTGCTCAAAGCTGTTGAGAAATTCCCACGGCGAGGAGTGCATCCCTATTACGATGACACTTTGCCGATGCTCCTTGTTGGAGTAGGTGAATCCCGTATCCATTTCGCACTTCACCATATTCCCCTGTACGCGATGAAGAACCGTATCGGGGCATCCGATGTCGGTAAGGGACTTGAGTATTTCGCCCGTATAGTAGCACGTCACGGCATAATATATGCGCAACGTCCATTCATACTTGTGAATACTCAAGTCCCGAATCTTCATTTTTCCTCCCTTTTCCCGTACTTGCGCCAGTTTCGCGCCAGTCTCCTTCGTTGCGCCCGGTTGAAGCGCTTGTTCTCGAATACGTCGTTCACCGCCCCGGCCAGTTCCTGGTACTTGTCGGCAGGCAGGTTACGGACGAGCGTTGCGATATTTTTCATTCTTAAAAAAATGTTTATTTTTGTCCAATATGGAGCCTTATCAAAACCTATCTTTAGACAATTTGCCAAACGAAGAGTGGCGCGACATTCCCAATTATGAGGGATTCTATCAAGCATCTACTATGGGGCGCATAAAGAGCCTTGATAGATTAGTCAATGCAAGGAATAATCATTTACGGTCTCATCGTGGTAAAATAATCCGTCAAACACCGTATTTAAACGGCTATCTGAGCGTCATGCTATCCGTTCATGGCATACACAAGCGTTGTTCTGTGCATCGTCTATGTGCTGTGACATTTTTACCAAATATTGCCAATAAACCATGTATCGACCATATCAATACAATTATAACAGATAACCGTATTGAAAATTTACGCTGGTGTACGCTTAGTGAAAACTTGCTGAATCCCATAACTGTAAATCGTATTTCTAAGGCCAAGTCTGGTGCAAAGTGTTATTTTTATGGCAAACAATTCGGAACTCGGAAGATTCGATCCATAACTATCAATGGCGAAGAAACTGTATATCCTTCAATAATTGCCGCAACAAAGGCTGGCATATATAAATATAGAGGGATACAACAATGTCTTAGCGGCCATCAAAAAACACATAGAAATATGCGCTGGGAGTACTGTGATTAGACCATGTCCTCCCATATTATTGGAATGCCTTCCGCTATTGTCTTTGCATAGTATTCATCCATTGCTCTTGTTGGTGCGCCGTCTATATCATCAAGATAGTCTTTGACGAATTTAGCCAAGTACTGTTCATTCGGTAACGACGACCCAAGGAAGTCTGCTTTTGCCATATTTGCAACGTAACAAGCATTGTATCCTACATCGTTTTTTAATTCTACGCCATATTGTTTGAGAAGTTGGTGAACCTCGTCGTTTGAATAGGGCGTAATAGGGGTTTCTTTGCCGCTTGCATCCTTTTTCTTCATTTTGCCAACGGCGAATTCGCACATCTTCTTTGAAAAGTGCCAACCGTAATTTTCGAGATATTCCCGGAACCCTGCCGGGAAGTTTTCATGTGTATCTAACCTGTCCATATTTTTCGATTTAAAATAGGAGAGGGCACTGCGGCCCTCTCCCTCCGGTTTACCGCCTGCGATACCGCGAATAGGGGCCTGTACCCCTTACGCCACGGCGTTCGCCGTAGGCGTCGTCATACTCATACCCGCCGCGGTCATACTCGCCACGTTCGCCGTAGCCGCCACCTTGTCCGTAGCCGCCACCTTGTCCGTAGCCACCACGCTCACCGTATCCGCCACGGCCTTCACGCCGGCCTTCTTCAAAGCCTTCTTCGTAGGCGCGTCGGAGCTCTCGCTCCATCTCCTCTTCGTGGCCGCCGAAGCCGCCACGGCCTTCACCTATGATTCTCCAACCCATAGTTACTTTGTTTTTGCAGGTGGTTCAGACTTGACAAGGCTCCTCAGTTCTTCCGCCGTCGGTATCTGGCTCAGCCGTTCGTTCATGTCAGCGAGCATCTTCCGCAACTCCCTGTTTTCGGCTTCGAGCTCTTTTGAACGCGCAGCTTCGGGATCGAGCTGCATCAGGATCTCATCGTAGACCTTCAGGTTGGCTTTGTGCCTGTCGAATGATTCCACGATGTCGCGGCTTGCCTGCTGTGCCTCCATGATGGTCGGTTTCAACACTTCACGTGTCGTCGCTACGGTAAGGCCGTCTTTCGAAACGATGTCCGCTTGCATAGGGACGCCCCAGGGCTCGTTGCCCTCTATCGAGATGTTGATGAATTGCGGCATCGGCGAGAATTGCCCGGGTTTTTGGGGCGGGAAATACGGTGCCGATACATCTTTTACGTTGGCTGTATAAAACTTAGGCTGTTCCCTGTTGTCGAAAACGTAGACTAAGGAGCCTTTTCTCAAGTTCTGAAACATCTTGGTTAATGATTTGTGAAAGATAGGGGAGAAGGAGCCCTCCTCCCCGTCTTTCGGTTTTTACTTCGTTGCTTTTGCCGCTGCCGGCGCCGCTGCGTCGCTATTTGCCTGTGCGGTTCCTGCCGTGGACTTTACCCCAAGCAGACGGAAGATTCCCGCACACTTGTTAAAGTACACCAGGTGCTCCGTATAGGCACTCGTCTCGCCTGCCGCCGTCTGGTTTGTGATGTCGCCGCCCACGGTTTGCGTCCCTTTGTTATCCACTACGGGAACTTTGGCAGTCCCGGTGGTGGTGTTGGGGGATGTTACCGTGCTCCTCGCCGACCCGGAGGTCGGAACCACGACATTTACGGCATACCCACTTTCGGCTTCCGTGACCGGGTGGCGCACTTTCCATAGAAGGATTCCCTCATTGGGCAGTGCACGCCAGGCGCAGGGGTTGAACCCGTAGTCCACGGTTTCGGCCTCTGCGGAAGCCTTTCCGGTCGTGGCGAGCGTGTATATGCCTCCGATGTCGAGGCGAGGTACGAATTGCGGAACAACGACTTTTATGTCAGCTTGTAAAGGATACATACTTGCCTCCTTTCCTTGCTAAAATAAAGTGCCTGCACACGCCGGGGCGGCAGTCACGGCCACAGTGGGCGTCGTGCAACAGTTGGGGTTCTGCACGATGTATGCAGGAACCGGTGCCGGAGCACGGAGCTGACTGACGATGTTGGCCGTCTGTGCCTGCTGCGAAGCGGCCAGGGCAAGGTTGCTGTTCTCCTGGCGGAGCATGTCGATCTTGTTTTGCATCTCGCGCATCTCCAGTTGGCAGAACCGGTCGTTGATGATCTGCGTCTGCGCGTCGATCTTGGCACCCAGAATGTTGAACTGCGTGTTTGCCGAAGATTGCAGCGTGTTGGTCTGGTTGACCGTTGCGAGCTGGCTCTCGTATCCCATCTTGGTGATGGATTCCCGGAGATCGCAGCAGCACGAGGCGATCTGGTTGCCGATTTGGCATCCCATCGACTGTACAGCGTTGATGATCTGCTGGCTTGACATGCCGAGGGTGCCCTGAATGTTGCACAGCGTGTTCTGAATCTGCTGCGTAGAGCAGTTGAGCGACGATGCCAGCTGATTGATGGCTGCGCCGTTCCCTTGGATTGCGTTCATAAGAAGTTCCCGTCCGGCGTCACCGTTGAGCTGCGCAGGAAGGCCATTGGCGTTGTTACCGCCGAAGCCGTTGCCACCAAAGCCGCCCCAGCAGAAGAACAGCAGGATGATCCAGATCCACCAGCACCCGTCACCGCCCCATGCACCACGGTTGTTGTTACCGTTCATGAGTGCCGCTACGAGGTTGGGATCCATGCCCTTGTTGCCCATCATTGACGAGACGAGAGCCGCGATGTCAAGGCCGCCACCCGAGCCGCCTCCATCGAAAATATAAGTTTTATCCGAACCCATTTTTAATGATTATTGAATGATTGCCGCCCCTGTCAAGGCCGGGCGTTCACCTGTTGCAACATTGCAAAGGTGGCTGCGGGCGGCAGGCATATCAATTCATTGGGGCGCAGATGGGAGGCAACTTCTTCGCAATAAGTTCGCACTGTATTTCGAATATAGGGTGGCTGTATCGCTTGCGTTCATCGAACCCGGAGACCATCTTCTCTATGGCGCGTCGGGAGAACCGCATCATCCGGGCGATGTCGGTGGTGTACATGCCGTTCTTATGGCAGAAGTGTACGAGCATGTAGCGCGCATCGACCACATCTTGAAATTTATCCTTCGAAAGGATTTGTTCCTTAGCTATTTCAGTTTCAAATGCAACACATTCGAGTATTTGTGCAAAAAGCTCTGATTTACGCATATACTTTCCCGATTTTTTATTATAAATTTGTTATACCACTATACAAAAAGCCAACACACCGATTCAAGGAATAAGTCCTCAATGTGGTGCGTTGGCACAATCGTATAGTGGTATATGCGGGAAAGCGTTGGGGACTTTTTTATGCCCGTACCCCAAGGCCCGTTATTCGGTTACAACCGATGGGAAGTCATCCCAGTATATGTAAATCATCTCTTCCATTGCGCGTAGTGTTTTCGTATTTCAAGGTATTCAGGGTTATCTTCATGGGCATATGCTTCCTGTTCGAAAGTTATCCTTCGGTACTTGAAGCCGTGAAATACCCAATCCAATAGGTAGACGATGTAGAAGGGCACATATAACAGTTCTCTCATCTGTGCGGTGTGTATCGCTTCGTGGTTTTTATTTTTATCCGACAACGGGCGGGCGGACTTGCGGGCAAATACGATCCCGAACAGATTGATAGCCTTGTATCCCTTGAAGGGGATGATGTCGTTATAAATTATCTTCATACCTGTCAGAATTGCCATAAAATAACACCTACTCCTACGCCGACCGTAGGCTGGAACCCTTGCGGCGTGTACGCCGCCCCGATCCCGGCAGTCAGGGCGAAGCGGCTCCGCCGGGTGACTACCTGCTGTCGGGTGGTAGTGCAGTTGTATGTTTCTATCCAGTCGAGCGTCGGCCGCAGGTTGCCGATCCGGGGCCCGCTGACCTGTGCCCGGTAGGTGCTGTCCGAGTAGGGGCGTGTTTCCATTGCCACCTTCATCTGCACGCTGTCTGCCCCGACTTTCACAACGACGGTCTCCGTTACCGTGTCGGGCGGCGCGAAGAGCAGCACCGGCACCGAGATGTCGGCGAAGCGGTACGTGCCGGGCAGCGGTTCCGGTCTCGGGTAGAACACCGTGTCGATACGCGTCGTTTCTTCGACAACCACCGACGCGGCGCCCCTGCGGTATCCCCAGCCGAAGAGGAGCGCCCCGGCAACAAGGGCGGCGAGCAGGTAGAGGAGCAGGCGTTTCATAATCCCTCGGCCGTCACGATCCGTTGTACGTTGTCGATCATCGAGGCCATGACCTCGGCGTAGTTCGGAGCCGTAGCGTACTTGGCGCCGGTGTCATCCACAAGCCGCCGGGCGTACTCTTTCGGGTCAGCCCGGTACGGCCACGCATCGGCATACGAGGGTTTGCGCAGCAGCGACAGATAGTCGTCCAGGCACGCATCAAGCGAGGCGTACACACGGAAAAACCGCCGGACGCGGTATTTGTATTTGTCCGGGGCGACCTGCTCCACCGATACGACCTCCTCGGGCGCATTGAATTTCACGTCGCGCGTCTTGAAGTATTCCGTGGTGAGCACCAGTTCCGCCGGCCCCGCCCACGTACTACCCTTCGTGATGCCGAAAATATTGTTGCCGATACCTTTGACCTTCCAGCCTGTTTCCAGTGCCGCCTGCGCCGTGACGAACAGCGGACTGACGCCACCGGCGCGGTAAAGTCTCTCGGCCGCCGGATAGATCGCCCGGACGAATTGGGTTTGTTCCTTCTTTGTTGCCATCGTTATTGGATTGCTATTGTCGATATTGACAGGTTGTTATTCCTAAGCACTTGTGTCATTGCGCGAGGTGTTTAGTGTACAGGATATGCCCGACCCATCCGGCCATAGCACAAACAACTCCCACGAGGATGTAACGCGGGAATACGATTCCGAGCACTACGGCCACGGCCGCAACAATGCTCCATACGATCCATTTCTTTTTCATTTGTCCTTTTGTTTTTGTTTGTAGTTTTCCAAATAGGGAATCTTCTTAATCATCTCGAACGAGAGCACATAGTACAGGAAGTCGATGTATCGGTTCTTCGGGAATATGCGGTTCAGGTTCTTGAGGATGTTGACCCCGTAGAAATATATCAGGGCATATACTGCGAGCGAGATCGCCGACATCGCCCCGTCATGGTTGTCGATGTTGTCCCCGACGAGCAGTATCATGGCCATCAGTCCCGATATTACCGCAGCCTCGGATATGCACTTGAAAGCCTTGCGGAATATGAATCCTTCGTGCTGTACGAGCACGCCGGCGAACAGGCCCGTGAAAAAGTTTGCGGCGAATATAATCATGCAGGCCGTCAGTATGTCGTGTATCGGGGCTATGGCGTTGAACATGTACACCAGGGCACCGATCAACACCTGCCATATTTTTTCGCAGAGCCTTTCTATAAATCTCCACAATGCTTCCATAGGGTGTATTCTATTGTTCGGGCAACACGTTTGTCTGCGCCTGGGGCGCCGCTTCCGACTTCTCCAATTCTGCGATCCTCTGTTCGAGCCGTTGCAGCACCGCGGCTAAAGTTTCTCCTTCGGAAACAAGCACGGCTTCGGCTACGGTTACGGGATAGAACGGCTCGCCGTTGGGCTTGTTGGTCATATACATCTTCATTGCTCAATATTTTGAAAGTTCATAACCGTTTCTTCGGCGGCCAGCTCTTCGGCACGTCGGGCCCTCAGCGCCGCAAGGGTCTTTTCATTCTCGTTGTACTCCGCGTTGGCCGCTTCGTACTCCTCATAATCCAGAGGATAGGTAGCCCGGAAGTCAAGGCCGGACTTGCTGCATTTGGCTGCCCTGTCGTCGGACTTGGCCATGACTGCCCGTAATTCGAGCTGCCGCGATTCGAGGGTGTCGATCTGTCGTTGTGTTTCCATGGTTCAGATAATTATAAGGCGCAGACCGGGCGGGCAGCGCCCGTGCTATACTTGTAGTTGGCGCCCACGTAACCCGTATCGCCACGGTAGATGAACGCATGGGCGGGATTGCATTCGCATGACGTCCACGGGTAATAACTCGCCCCGTAACAGGTCGCCTTACCGAGGCGCGACAGCGTGCGGTTTACGGGATCGCTTTCCCGGTCGGCGGATGTCAGCACGCGGTCGTGCATGAGCAGGTAGATTTCGTCAACGGACGGCAGCCACCATGCACCCGCTTCCAGTCCGGTAGTTGCGCCCTCGACCGTGATGCCGTAGTCGAGGGCAGCCGCAGCGGCCGGGTAGCGGTACTGTGTCTTACCATAAATGTCCTCGAAGGTAAGCCGCCCGATCAGGTGCGTGTTGGTCTTGCCGTCGCGCAGCAGCGCACCGTAGGCGCTCGGGCACTGCATCATGTGCTCATCGAGCAGATAATCCCGGTAGGTCGGATAGGCGGCGACCAATGCCGGGTTGGCCTCTTCGGTAAAGGCACTTTCCCGGATGATTTCGCTACTGCCCGGCATCTGTCCTGTGGCCTGGCTCCCTTTGGCCGAATAGTATTGCAGAAATCTTTCGGGATTGCAGCCCGCAAAGGAGATGTTGACGCCGTTATTACGGCGGACGTATTCGTTCGATCCCTCGATCAAAACCCCTGTCAATGTCGTTTGATAATTAACGTCTTCCGACGGCCTTGCGATTTGACAACCGTTTACGACGCCGATAGTCGCATAGCTGGTCGACCATGTATTCGACGACATGATGATCCTCTCGTCGGAATCAACTGTCGCAGCCCAGCCGTAAGTGGATGATATGGTCGTATTGGCGTTGATCTGCGCGGCAATGCTTTCGAGCGTCGCACCCGGGGCATAAGTGAATGCGTGGTCGGTATTATAGATACGAAGCGTGAAGGTTCCCCCCGCAGACAGTTCGAAGCCAGATAGGGCGACCTCGTAAGAGTACGCCCAGCAAACGCTGCTTGCCGCATTGTGAAGCGACACGATCAGCACCCGATCTCCCTGCCGGGCATAGACCACGGCCACGGGAATCAGTTGGGGAGGTATCTTTTCTGTAACCAGCGTATCGCCTTTGATAAATTTCAACGTACTATCCGTCTTGTCAAAGACGACGAGATCACCGACACCGGCGGCCGATTTGCGGATCACGGTATTCACACCGTCATAGATCAGTTCGCCGTCGTTCTCGATGTAGGATTCCGACGAGAGGGTTTTAAGCCGCGCGGCATCCGCTTCGTAGGCGGCCTTATCCGCATATTTGTTTATCTGTGACATAATTCAGTTTATTTTTCATAGCTCCGACACCGGCCGTACGATGCTGGATATGGATTTGCCTTGCTGTTGGAGCATCCACCGCGTATTACCGTATTGATTGACCTGAAAATAATATAATGACGAGTATTCGGTCGAAGAGGCCATATAGTCCGTCTTGGCGATCACTTTCCCCGATACGGACAATGTCCGATTGACCGGATCATAAGGCTGGGCGAATATGAGACCTTTGGCCATCAGCCACAACTCCTCAGCCGACGGAAGCCACCATGCACCCGCTTCCAGCCCCGTAGTCATCCCCGCGACCTGCATCCCATAGGCCGCAGCTGCGGCTGCCGCCGGATAACACGGAACAGTCTTGCCATAGAAGTCGGTCTTTGTTTTCCCGGCGAGAATGGCCGTATTGTCTTTGCCGTCCTGCAGAAATGCCTCGTAAGCCGACGGATATTCGGCCAAGTGTTCCCCGAAAAGATAGTCCCGGTAGGTCGGATAGGCCGCAACCAGCGCCGGGTTGGCTTCTTCCGTAAAGACGCTTTCGCGGATGATCGTCGAGCTGCCCAGCGGAACGTTGGTACTCGTGCTGCCGTTCGTGCGGTTATACTCCAGAAAGGCATCATTGAGGCAGCCGGCCAGATTGGTGTCGATGCCGTTGCGCCGGCGCAGACGCGAATACGTCCCCGCGGGAATAATAATCGCAGTCGTTTGGTAGTCCACATCTTCCGCATGTTTGGTAAGCGTACAGCCTGTCGCGGATATTTTTTTGTAATTCTCGGCCGACGTATTGCACTCCATGACAATCGCGGCGATCTCATCCGACGCCGTGGCTTTCCATGAATATCCCGCGATTGTTGTGTCTGCGTTGATCTGCGCGGCAATACTCGCAAGCGTCGCCCCCGCGGGGTAGATAAATTCCGAACTCGTACTGTCAACGGTCAGCGTGAAATTACCTCCGGCCGAGAGATCGAAGCCCGAAAGCTTCACTTCATACGCCACTGCCCACTTGTAAAAATCCAGATGGCGCAGGGCGACGATGCGCACCCGCTCGCCCCGGCGTCCGTAGACCACGGCCATCGGAACGAGTTCCGGCGGCAGCCGGTCGTAAAGCAGTGTCGCGCCCTTGACGAACTTCAGCGTGCCGTCCGTTTTGTCGAAGACCGCAAGATCGCCGGCATCCGCGGCATCCCGGTCGACAACGACATTCACGCCGTCGTAGATCACCTCGCCGTCGTCTTCGACGTATGACACCGCCGACTGTGTGTCCTTGCGGTTCTTGTCGGCCGTGTAACCCGCCTTGTCGGCGTATTTGTTGACTTGAGACATGTTGTATGCAGTTTAAGCGTTCTTCCAGTCCGACACCGCGCCGTTGCCCACGGAGTGGTAGACCGCGTTGTTCTTCGTATCGACATAGAACTGCCCCGCGCGGTCGGGGGCTTTCGTCGGCGCACCCTCGCCCGTGACGACGAGGTTGTTGTCGCCCCACACGCCCAGCTTCTTCACCTGCAATTCCGGGATCAGCACTTTGCCCGAGAGCATTTCCATGAGCAGCCTTTCGAGGTGCGTCACGCGCTCTTCGAGCGTGCAGTCCGAGTGCGCGAGGACTTCGGTTATTTCATCGTCCGTGTCCGGTATAGGAGGCGGGGTAGAGCTCTCTCCTATTTCCTCCCCGAGGCGCACTGTGCCGCCCAACTCGGTTTTGATAGGCGTCAACTGGGTTTCCAGGGTTCCCGATGTCACGAAGTTCGGGTCGTTCTGCAACTGCGACAGTTTCGTGGGAAGCTCCGTGCGGTCGGCCTTGCTCTGAATCATCTCCTGCAATGCAAGTGTCAACTTGTCCCAGGATACGGTGTTGTTGAGCAGGGTGGCGCGGATTTCGGAGCCTTCGACCGTAACCTGTATCTCGGAACCGATAGAGCCGACATATACTTTCACGAAGTCAGAAACCGGGATGGAGGATATGGAGCCGTCGGCATTTACGAACTCGATAGATTGGGTATCCTCGTTGTAATGCAGCCCCATCATCTCGATAGGCAGGTCGATGATGAGCTTCGCACCGCCCTTTGTCGTGAAGGTCAGCTCGTAGGTTTTGTCGTTGAACTCCGGCAGTCCTACGCAGGTGTTGAGCAGTTCCCGGATGTCGGGATGCGCCGTGGGGGAGGTGTTGTGCCGCTCGATCTGCTCGCTTACGTCCGGGGTGGGAATTTCAGAGATCGCCTTGTCTGTATAGTTTTTGGCTTCGGTCAGTGTCCGCGCATCCCCGCCGGATATGTTGCTATTGAGCTCCTCGGACATAGCGTCAAACGTATCGCCGACATTATTCCATAGTTCTGCCGTCTTAGTGTCCGTGTATGCCTTGCCCTGTTTGAGCGTATCCGCGTCTCCTGCGATTATGCCTTTTTCAATTGTGGACAGTAACTGACCGATACCTTCATCTATTACCTCTTTCGCCTTCTCGACCTCGGTGTCCGTATACGACTTTGCCTCAGTCAGCGTGCCCGCTGCAGCCTCCGTCAGCTCCTTCTTGGACACCTTGTCGGACAACTCCTTCCTTATCTCCGTGTCGTCGTAGTTGGAGAGCCCGGCCAGCTTCTCCTTCTCCTGGTCGGTGTAGTCGTTCGTCGAAAGCCCTTTCCCTTCTTCCTTGTCGACCTTTTCGGCAAGGGCTTTGTCAATATCCCCAATTTTACCTGCGGCGTCATTTGCCGCTTTTGCCGCCTCGTTCGCGGCGTTTGCAGCGTTAATAGGGGCCTCGGCATATTCTTCCTCCGTAAGTTCGGAATTCGGGTTGTATTTCTTGAATGCCTCGTAAGCACTCTCGCCGGGCAATCCAACAACAAGGCTTGACGCCTCGAGGTCGACAGTTTCCGTTGTAAGGTTGCTTTCGTCTTCGCCATCTTCCAAAAGTGTCGTAGGAACCAATTCGAAGGCCTTGCAGTAGTCGACCGCCGTTTGCCCTCTCTTCTGCAAATTCTCCCACATGGTGAGACGGTACACCCCGATGGACTTCTGCATTGTGCCGCTAATGGTGAAAATGGCGGTGTTGCCTTCGGTGGTGAAATCAACGGGAATGTCCATATGCGAAGGCAAATGGACGAAGAGTTTCAGGTCACGCCCTTCGAGTGCTACCTCCTCTCCATTGGTAAGTATCGGCCAATGTATCTCTATGTCCTTGCCTATACGAATGCGTTTCATATTCCTTTCGAGCGTTTATTCTTCTTTGAGGACGGACATGATGCTGTCGTAGAAGACCGCCTTGCACATCTTTGCGGTATCGACGATAATCGATTCCTCCTCGTCGGAAACTTCGATGCCGCCTTCGCTGTGGAGGATGCGGAATGCCAGGTCATGCGCCACGATGCCGTTCATGCCCATGTATATGGCGTTGGCAAACTCTTTCCGGGCGTCGACGACAATATGCCCGGCGTGGGAAATGTCGGTGAACAGTTTAAATTCTTTTAAATTCAATACTTTCATATATCCTGTTTTTGTGTTAATATTGGCACCAGTTGGCTGTCCACATACTGTTCATATGATCCCACAATATGATCCACAGCTTACCCCAGTCCAGGGTAATAGTGGTGTTGTTCTGAGAGTTGGAATTCGTGCATATCCTGTGCTGGGTATTCCCACGCGTCAACTTGACATTGCCGCTGCCGACCTTTCGGATGAAATAAATCTGCCCTTGTTGTGGTGAAGACGGTAAAGTCAGCGTAATCTCGCGCGTAGCCGTACTGAACACCACGCTGTCCATGTCGGTCAGGGTTCTATCGGAAGAGGTTCGCACATTCCTCAGCCTGAAACCCGTTATGAACCCATTGGGGATATATAAGGCATGGTTTCCGGACTGACGTGCAGCGGTAGTGGTTCCATCCGATGATGCTGCTCCGGTGACATCTATATACACTCCGAAATTGCCTGCCATGCTGCCGCTGGCTACGCTGCGGCTTACTTCTGCTCTTATAGGCCCATAGAGGGCACCACCCGCTGATGCCGGCCAGGTGTCGACTCCAAGATAAAGATTGGTCTTACTGCCTGTAAACTTAATCAGATAGGAAGATAGAAGCATCTCACCGAAGCCGTCTATGGATTTTAATGCTCCTTCGTCAATTGTAAAGTTGCCTATCGTTCCGCTCGATGCGTTGATAGTCCCTGTAATATCGGCTTTGGTGGCCACGAATGATCCGTCCTTAGCGACCCTGAACGGCGCTTTCGACGGGGTATTGCTCCCGACGAACAGGGGAATATCGCCACCCACGAGCCCTGCGATGATGGTATTCACGGAAATGTCCGTCTTGGAGTTGTGCACCACGAACTCCATACCTTGCAGGAAGTTGATGACGGCATTCTCTGCGAATAACAGGGGCGTATATATCGGCACCATGTCGTTGAGTTGTTGCCAATATGCCGACGCGGATCCCGCCGTCGGTTTGTTGGAGTTCGACGAAGTGTGCGTTTGGCTGCACTGGAATTTCAACTGCTTATTGTTCGCATAGATCGTAACTATGTCTATGTATCTGGGGCCATTGGAGACAAGGTCGAGGTCATTGCGGTATTCCACTCCCGATGCCCATTCCGTGAGGCGGATTATGCAACCCTGCAAGCCATCCTTGCCGGGAGCGCCGTCTTCGCCGGGGGCGCCATCATCACCTTTAGGGCCCTGCTCTCCCGATATGCGTACCGGAGTTGCCCAGCCTACCGTCGGGTGCAACAGATTGTCGTCGGCGTCTATTTCCGCCTGGGTCATCCACAGATATTCACCCGAAGAGAGCGACGGCGGGGTGTCGCTCCAACCTGCGGGGGTGCGATCCGTTTTGACCAGCGCCGGCGCCGTGGTGGTGCTATTATTCTTGGCGTATTTGAAGTCAGTATGCGGCCCCGGCTCCCCATCCTCGCCCGTTACGCGGATAGGCGTCGACCACGCCCCGGCCTTTCCGGTCGATGCGTCTATCGTAGCCTTGGACATCCACCATATACCGACACCAGTGGGCGCGTCACTCCATCCGGACGGAATGGGGTCGGAGGAAGTAGGCTTTGCTGGCTCCGTATCGCTATTTTTAAATACATAGGATGTCCAGTTTCCCGGTTGTCCGTCGTAAGAATACCGCGCCCAAATCGAGGGCGAGGAAAATGCGCCCCAAACACCTTCCACCTTGTTGCGTTTCGACACCCATTCGTAGCGATATGTGGCATCTACTCCCGTGGGGTCATCCGTCCATGGTGCCGGGGGATTATCGTATTCAGCAGCTGTGGGAACATCCGGAACGGTGCCCGGATCCTCGGTTTCCGTACGCGTGAATATGTATTCTACACCTTCACCATCCACACCATCCGCGCCGTCGAATGACCACTTCGCCCACAATGATGCTCCTGAATATCCGCTCCAGTGTCCGCCTGTCTTATAGCGTACGCAAGTCCATTCGTAGGGGCGCTCGGAATTCGGGCCCGTGGGGTTGTTCGTCCAACCGCTCGGAACATATCCGTCCTCGTCGCTGGTAGACGGCGTATTCGGGGCCGTGTTGGAACTTGTGCGTTTGAATATCCATTCTACATCGGTTCCGTCGACACCCGGCGCTCCGTCGAACGAGAATTTTGCCCAAAGCGCAGGATGTGTGAACTCGCCCCACATGCCATTTACCTTCACGCGCTTGCTGGCCCACTCGTAAGGAGTGTCGCTATCGGGCCCGACGGCATCGTCCGTCCACACCTGCCCGTCCAAGGTTTCGGAGGACGAGGGAACGTAATCGTCCTGCTGTGAGGTGGGTGGCTGTGCAGGGGCTTTGTATTGCGATGTACGCGCGAAAATCCACTCGTAATCCTTACCATCCTTCCCGTCGGATCCCGGTTCGCCCGATACGCGCTGAGGAGCAGACCATGATTTAACCTCTCCGTCGACAACGGTGCCGGTACACATCCATGTAGGACGTTGATCCGACATCGGGAGCGTCTCCGTAGTCCAACCTTCGGGCGGTATTTTAAGCTCCGTAGGTTTCGCCGGTTCGCTCTCCGATTTTTTGAATATGCTGACCGTTTCGAGCATCCCGTATCCGCCTAAGTATACCCACTCCTCGGCATCCTTGCCGGGCTCGGTCTTGGTGCCGTCGACCAGACAGCGCCAGTGCCCGTTGTTCCAATATACGTCGTCGTTGCGGTTGTATGTTTCCGTGGCGCTCCACACTCCGCGGTCTATGATCGTGGGCACCTCTTCGCCGCCGGGCGTGAATTGCTGGATGACGCCCGACATATAGATGTTGTTCAGGTATGCCGAATACCCCCTCATCTCTATTCCGAATATGGACAGGTTTGACAGGTCGCCATATTGCGCGGCGATATTGGACGCAGTGAACTCCCAATCGGAAACTCCCGTTAAATAACGCTGGTATGTCCGAGTTTCGTAGCGGGAGGTCTGCCGATCCTCATTCGAGAAGGAGCCATAGCCCACGAAGGTCATCGACGCCGCCGGATGATATTGGGTGGGGTAAGCTCCCGATACCGGGCGTAGTTGATACTTGAATGTCTTGTAAGTTGCAGTGTCCAGCTCTTCGGTGATGCGGAAATAGCAGGTAGCGAACCCGGCAAAGCGCCTGTTGCCACGGCCGTCGTCATAATCCGCGGTTGCATTCTCCGAAGTGTTCAAATTGTGGAAGATGCCCATACATATATCCCCGACCCGAGGACTTCCGATCTCGCCTTCTTCGAGCTTGAGGGTGATGGTTTGGGCCGTGGTGTCGACGCTTTCGATGATCCCGGCACTTGGAGCATACCACGTATCGCCCATGGATATTTCGACACGGTTGTAGCGGAGTTCCGGTACCTCCAGGAATCCCCGAAGTTTCAGGCTCTGCATCTCTGCGTTCCCTTTCTTGTCGATTATGCCGCCAAAGCCAGTCATGCCGGATGCGAACCCCCCGAACTGGGCACCGTCGTCAAAGGTCATTTTACCTTTGAATGTGTCCGGGAACTGTTTGTTGGCGAATTCCCATAGTGCACGCTTGGCGGAATAGGCATTGTAGTCTGCGGCGGCAGTGGAATCGTAGCGGGTGATAAGGTAGATTGAGGCTCCCGATTCGGTAACGCCTATGCGCTGTGCGTACAGGTTTGCCTTCACCTCCGATTCTATGTTGCCGATACGAGAATATGCCGTATTGTCGCCTACCGTATATGTGGCGATATATTCGTTATATAGTTTTTTTTCGTATCCCTGGATGCGTGATAATCGGCCGCTTTCTCCGAAGCGTGGATCCACAAGGCGAACCGCTTGCCCGGCATCGTAATTCTTCTTGTTTTCTTGGCAGTATACGGGATTAGTTTCGCAGTCGTATACGTCCGTGTCGCTGCTGTGTTTCGCGGCATATGATTCCCCGGCCTTCAAGAGCTCCTTTTCAGCCTCCTCGATCCTTTCTTTAGGTAGTTTTACGCCTGTTATGACAAACGTATCTCCAGGCTCGGGATGCAGGCTTTCGTTGGGGATGATAAGTTGGCTTTCACCGGATGATTCTACTTGCGCGATGATCTCGAACTTCTTATCAAATCCATCCTCCGGTTTCCACGTCTCTGGTTTGTAGTTTATACTTAGCTCAAAATCCCGCCCCATAAGACTGCCGCTCGTGAAGGTAGCACCTAGGGTTTCGCCTTTAATCATGTCCGAAGGCCGGAACGGCGTGTCTTTGCAGTACATGACATACGCCTTATCCGTTTGCCCTTCGATGATCTCCCGGTCTACGGTCTCAATGCTGGTGACAGTCTCCGTATTCTTGGGGTATATGTCATCGAAGAACACGACCTGCTCCACAATGTCGCTTCCCGAAAGACCAGGTATTGCGTCGATATACCGCTGTCCGTCCGGCAGGCGAAGCCGAATTTCAGATACATGATTCGTTTCACCTCCTTGCGGAGCTTGCCCATAGTCGCTTGTAAGATTGCGAGTAGAGCCAAAGACGTAGAACCGGGTGCCGTAGCTCGAATCATCCCCTTTCTTTGCGGGAATGTTTTTCACTACATTCCCCTGTCTGAACTCTTCGGGGGATCCGAAGTCCAGTTTGCCAAAGCATAACGATACGAGGTCGCCGTTTTCCTCTGTCCACCATTCCGTCTCAAAGGTTTCGGCAATCGTATTGAGGATGTCCCAGCACTTATCGCCATTGAACGATACAAGCTTCGTAGCTTTAGGATTGTCAACGGTGATCGTGCCTACCTGCCAGTTTTCGCCTCCGAGCTGCTTGTTCATGTTGGCGACGATCAGGGCAGCGAATGATTCGAGGTCGGCGGTGTTGTGGAATACGGCTTCCGGATTATCACCACCCAGCCAGAAACACACGAAACGCTTCATGTGGTTTTGTTGGGCCTCGAATTTGAGAGTATATTTATAGCCGCCGGTCTTGCTATCGAACTCAGGGCGTACCGTGGACATTATCTCGAACTTACGGCCTTTATATGTGATGTAGGAACCACGAGCAAATGTCGTTGGTTCAAGGAGATTAAAGGGCAGTTCGATATAGTAGTCACCCATGAGGACATATTTGATGATAGCCTCTTTGGTGACCGGCGCGTCCAATATTTCTGTTCCTGTCGGAGAATAAATAACCATTATGTCATCAAGGGCTCGACGATTTCTCAAGCCTCTGATGCAAATGTGCGTCTGTGCATTTTAATAACAATGAGGAGCAGTAAAAATATCAATAAAAAAGCAGGGATTTCTCCCTGCCCGAACATATGTTTTGGGACTTAAAATTAATCGTAAAATAAAATTGAGCCCTAAAATAACTATTTAGGGCTCTATACAGATGTTTCAATTTACACATTATACGGATAGACCCGTACGTCTATATCTTATTCGTGCTGCAAATATAATGCACGTATTAGCAAAATGCAAATTTTTCTCTGACTTTTTTACCCTCCTACACTACACCGTTAGGATGTAGTTAACTACACTTTGTAGTGAGGTTGGAAGGAAGGGAATAAAAACGCCCCGCATTTCTGCGAGGCGCCCCCAACGTGGTGTGGAAATAGTGGTATACGGGGGTTACTTTATCGGTGCCATCTTCTTTGGCGTTTGGACTACTTCGAATTGTCTTGCGAGGAAATCCAACCCTTTCTGCGTCGCGAGGACTTTTATAACCGTGAACGATTCGTGGTTGTTGCGATCTATTAACTTCTCCTTTAACTCGAAATAACCACGGTTAATATACTCTTGCTTAGGCTCATTGCGATTGCAGAAGAATATGCCGCGTTCACGGAGCCGTTGAAAGAGCGTGTTGCGGCCGAAGGGAAGGTTCAAAATCTTTGCCGCCTGCCCGACGTCGATCTTCTGGTCTGTGTCCAGTACTTTATCCATTAGTTCGGCTTTCGGGGCGAGCGCTGCGACCTGCTTGTGTGCCTGCTCCAACTGTTGCTTCTGGCGGGCTATAGTGTCATTGGCTACCAGCACGGCACGTGCCATTATCATTTCGGGCGTATCCGTCTCTTTGGCTGACATATATCCGCCAGTCTTGCGGATCGCGGGGAGAACTTCATCGCATACCCAGTCCTGAAACTGCTCGGCCTGCGGGAGCTTCGACCGCATGACAAGGCGGTAAACATCGGATTCGGGGATGTATTTTACATCCTGCATAACAGGTGTACCATATTGGTTTTGAACGGGGGTCACTAAAACAGTGACACCCTTACAATGCGTGGATATAGCATTTGCTGGTTTTGCATAGCCCAATGATCTCGCTACATCATTCGCAAGAAACATCGGCTTGTTTTCGTCGGACATAATAATCCGTACACGCCCGAACTGTTCATTATTGAAGATTTGTATATTGTTCATAGCTGTTGGTCTATTTACATTGTGCGACATTCATCCCGCGGCCCATCTTGACCAGAATAAACGGGTCGATCTCTTTGATTTTGTTGCGGGGTGATTTTTCAGCGCCCAGCAATTCAAGATAGTAACCTTGTAGTTTGATATAGGCGTCCATTAGGTTGGAGTAGCGCTCTTCTGCCTTGAAGTAGGCGCTTTCGAAATCTCGTGCTTTTCGCTCGGCTTCGATGCAGCGAGTTTGATAATCCGTTTCCGGAAGCGATTGTTTTTTCATTGGTGATAGACATTTAATTTAAATGCAACAAAAAACAGCAGTGTTGCTACCTGCTGTCTATCACCACAAAGGCTGCCGCCTCATTACAAGAACGGCACAGGGCATCACTGCTGTAAATTATAGTACGGGCATAAAAAATGCCGAATAAATCGGCCGCTTTCGCGCCCTTGTGGTATGATAGACAATACAAACGGCAGATAGGCCGCGATTTGGCACAAATACGCGCATAACGTGCGATAAAGGAGAGGCAACATTAAAACATGAGGTGAGGGGTGGTGAAAATCACTCCTCGCTTTTTTGGATATTCCAATTTGAAATTGTAAATTTGATTTACTAACTCACTAAATTTTATTAATATGAAGAAAATTTTACTTTTATTATCTGCATGTGTAGTATTGAGCAGTTGCGCCATCCAAAAGTATTCGCAAAAAACCTATTTGGCTGATTATAGAGAGTATACTGCTGATGGATTTACTATCACCCCAAGTTCTTCTGGGTTTACTTATGAATCCGTTGGTGATCTTAGTATTAAATTTACAATAGGCGTAAAAGATGGATATATTAATAAGGAGGCTAAATGGAAAGAAGAAAATGTATTTAAACCGAGCTATGATTATATGGTGGCTGAAATAGTTAAAGAGGCAAAATCTCTTGGTGCAAATGCTCTTCTAAATTTCAATATAACGCCTATTATTAGAGGAACCAAATATGGTGAAGTAGTAGATGGGTATATTGCTTCTGGATTTGCAGTAAAACTGAAATAAGCTATGAGAAAATTTTTAATTTCAATTATTTTAATAATTCCATTTGTCTTTACCAGTTGTTCTGACGATAAAGAAAATGGTGATTCACCATCACCAGCAGAAAAAGAAATATTACAGGTTCTCAATGGTAAATTTATTGGGTCTCTGTATAGTTTTACGACTAATACTACCGAAACGGAGGAAATAACATTTACCCCCTACTCATCAGCCCAAGAAAAAGTTTCTGTAATTGACGGTCGAGTTGTTGTTTATGGGACGGCTTATCTTGTTACATATTTCAATGACCACTTATTAGAAATAGCAGAAAATTGCTATTATTCTGTTAATGTGGATTATGATGGCGCTATTATTTCGTTTTACTCCTATTCAGAAAGTGGTGAGATTAATGGGAGAGAAGATAAACGTATAATATCCATAGAATCAGATAATTCATTTAAAATGAGAAAATATGGGCTGGCTGAAAATAACGATAAGACTTTTTATAAGAAATGAATACATCTGAATTCGCTCTAATTAGAATAAGCCGGGATTATTCCCGGCTTTGTTTTACAGTACAATCACAGTTCCGTCTTTCTTTATTGAATACTCGCCGCCGATTCTTACGATATTGAGCACGGCGTAGTCTTTGGCGGTGATCTTGGCCCGTGCGCCGTGCATCAGGATTATCGTATGGATGAATTTAGTCCCTGCCGCTTCTATAGTAGCATCTGTATCTCCGACGATACATACGTACTCTTTACCTTTGAGCGCGATATTTCCCGCATCTACATATACTCCCAGCCTTTCTAAACTGTCTCGGTTCTTTCTGAACACTTCGACCGAGGGGAAGTTGTGGTCTTGGCAGAACTCGATCCCTTGTGGGGTAAACATCAGTTTGATTAGCTCGGGGAAGTCTTGGACGCGGTTTATCTTTTTACAAGCGCCCGTTTGTAGTGCCATCGCCCGTATGGCATCTACACTCTTATTGTGTTGGGTTGTCATATATTTTCTGTTTCTGCGACCCTGTTTGCTGGGTTGGGTTCATTGAATTTTACTGTCAGTTGTGAGGTGGTAAGGTCTGCGGACATCATGTAGCTGCCTGAATTGCCCATGTAGGTCAAATGGTAAATATCCGCAGATATTAAAGGTACGCTAATGTCTATTTTGCCTCTTTTTAGTAGTTCTATAAAACTGTTGTAATTCGCCGTATGCTCTGCAAGCGTGTCGCCGAAGATCACGAATGTAAGCGTCAGATCGCGGGCGGCAACTTTCGGTTTTTCGGGGTAAATTACCTGCTTGCCGTCCTTTTTGGGGTCGTCATTCTCTACAAAATCTTTGAGGCTTGCCGGTGCTCTCAGACTTGCAATGAAACCCGATCCCATTGCGATACCCATTGCATAGGCATCGTAGCCGTTTATGAGTAAATCCCTTTTCATTCTCTTCCGTTTAATGCTTTGACTAAATAAGATTGTGCGGTGTCCAGGACATCGTAGCCTTTTGAGCTGACGAAAGAAGCGTAAAACATGCCATCGGCAAATACAATGCTGGTTCCCGACTTGTTGACTTCATCGAGCCACTTTTTGATCGCCTCAGCAGCTTCATCACCGTAATTCATTCCGCTTATGTACCGCCGCTTCTCCTTGCCGTCGTAGGTTACAACATATCCGAGGGAACTGCGAAGATTCCATGTATGGTTCCGATAATTGGCTTCGACCTGTTGGAGTTTTACGGCCTCTCGCGCCTTCTCATCCATGAAATCCACGACCTCACCTTGAATGCCGTCGATGAACTTGCTTAGGTCTGATATGTCTTTTTCAATCTTCATGGTTACAATTCACTCGTGTTACGTTTAATCGCCGCAATATCTTCTTGGATGCCTTGTAAGGCAACTCTCATGGCTGCTGTATTGCCGTTTATTTCCACAATTTCCATGTAGGTCATCACAGCATATCGGAGCAGCTCATTATTTACCTGTACGCAAGCGTACATGGCTGTTTCAATATTGGCCATAGATGTCAAAAGACCGATTATTGATTGCGTCTGCGCCATTACATAGCCGCGGATGTCGGTTATTTTGCCTTGAATGTCGGTGAAACGACCGTTTAATTCATCACCCGTATCTTGCGACATCGTTTGAAAGCCTCTTTCCGTGGCTTCCTGACGAGCTGCGCCAGCATTCC